TTAGTCAAAAATTCTTTGGATATCTTTTTTTGCGTTCTGTCTCATTTCATCAGAATAATGTATATATGTATTAATAACAGTAGTTACAGTATCACCGAGTAGTGCAGCTACTGTTTTAACGTCCATTCCACTCGCTAATAATTTAGTTGCGTAGGTATGTCTAAAATCATGTGGGGCATGGTTGTTGATGTATTTTTTTATGTGACCCCTTAAAGCGTTTGTGGATTTATATGGAATAATTCTATCTGTTGTGCATGTGCTTGTATATTCTGATAATATAACAGCTAATGATTTAGGAATTGGGATTGTTCTATAACTGTTTTTTGTTTTTAATGGTCCAATCCCATTTTTATTTTTACCTACTGTAACGAATTGTTTATTAATTGATATGGTCATTTCTTTATAGTCGATATCATCTTGTGTTAATGCGAATAACTCACCGATTCTAATTCCTGTGTATTGTAATATTTTTATGGCAACATAGATCTGATTAGATGTATTGACTGTATTGTAATATAGATCGAGTTCTTCATTTGTTATAACTCTGATAGGTTTATTTATTTTTTCTGAAGGCACTGCAGCTGTAACAGGATTTTTTGGCAACAAATTATATTCTTTTATAGCATGCGAGAAAATTCTTTTTAAAATGCTTACAATAAATTTTTTAGATGTGGTTGATGATGTAATATTTTTAAGTGTTGTATTAATGATAAGCGGAGTAATTTCAATTAATCGCAAGTTATAAATAGGTGATACATATTTAATTAAGTTTTGATAAGTTATTAATGAGTTGGCACGCAAGGTATCTTTTACATCATTAAAATATATCTTTGAAAATTCGAGGAATGTTATATTTGCTAGTTCTTCATTATTTGTTAGCAATAAATTTTCTTTTATTTCTTTAACAATAATATCTCCGTAGTCCTTGGCAGTTCGTTTAGTCAAAAATCCTTGCTTGCTTTTTTGTCGCCATCTGCCGTATCTATCTTTGTAGCTGACGATAACTTGCCAGTTTTTATCTTTTTGTCGTGTTGATATCGAATAGCTTGCCATTGTTGCTCCTTTTAGTAAAACATATGTTCTTATAAACGGTAAAAAATATATAGCCTGTTCGGCTAAAATTGTTTTAAATGAATAAAATTAATCGGCACTCCATATTCTGTAGATAATGATGTAAAGGTAACACATTTATTAAAGTTTATTTCATTGTCTGGAACAAGTAACTCAACAGCAAAGGTATTAGCTTCACGTTCTATCCTTCCGATATTAGCATAGGTATAATGATGTAAATAAGGGATATTTCTATCAGGATGTAAGAAGATGTGGCCAAGCTCGTGAGCAACAATAAACGGTATATATTCTTTGGGAGCTGATGAGTTTACGCAAATACAGCGGATACGGTTACTGTAAAAGCAATAACCACCTATGTTGCCCAATTCATTATAAATAACATGTATATCTAATTCTCTAGTCAGTTGAATTGGATCACGTGTATTATATTGAGCGACTAGTTTTTTTATTTTAGATTTAATCAATGATATAGATTTGGCATTCATTGAAATAGACCTCATTTAACAATTTAATAAGTACATGATAGACGATAGCTATATGTTATCGTCTATATTTTTTGGGTGTAAATTTCTCTTTAGCTTTTAATTTAGTGATACGTAACGATGATTCAAGCGAAGCACGCAGCAGCTCTCTAGTTTCATCGTCGATTTCTTCATCACCATTATAAAATGCTAATCCCGTTTCTGAATCTAAATCATTCATTAATCGTTCTAACCGCTTTTGAATGTCTAACTCATCACGATTTGATAGAGTAGGTTTGAATGGTTTTTCTTGTTTGTTATGTGTGGAATCTTCTATTAATTCTTGAAGTGTTATTCCTAGTATAGTTGCTATAGATTGTAATTTATCCATTCTTGGCATACGTGCTGCATTTAACCAGTGCGACACACTAGCATCACTAACTTTTAATGAGTTAGCTAAATCACGTTGACTTATATTATTTAGCCACATATAGTGCTTTAAATTTTTGGCAAATATTGCTTTATTAGTCATAAGATACCTCTTAATAAATTAGTTATATATTTTATAGTATCAGTATTTTTTTAGTTAGTAAATACTAAAAGTAAAATATTTTTACCATCTAAAAAAGTAAAATATTTTTACAAATTGTATTGATTTTTAACTTAAAGTATATTAAAATACATATAACAGAGGAGGTGATATAGTGAAAATTTCATTAAAAGCAGCAAGAATAAATGCTAATTTAACACAGGTTGATGTTGCATGTAAGTTAGGTAAAAGCAAACAAACACTGATTAATTGGGAGCTTGGGAAAAGTAAAATCGATAAAGGCAATTTAAAGTTGTTATCGGATATTTATAAAATTCCAATAGATAATATTTTTTTGCCTTAGTGTTTAACTTTAAGTTAAAAATAGAAGAGGTGAAATATGAAAATGACATATACATCAGAAGAAGTAATGAGCATTTTACATTGCTCAAAAAGTACTCTGATGAATTACAAAAATCGTGGAGTTTTGCAACCCATTAAGGGAGTAAAACCTATGTTGTATAGCGTTAGTACTGTACAAGCGTTTATTGATGGTGATGAAGAATATTCGCCGTTACAATATAACGCTTTAAAGAGAGAGTTTAAGCGTTTGCAAGAAGAGAACCGGCGTTTAAAAGCTAAGTTCTTGAAAGTGCAAAACGTAATCACAGTTGAGGTAGGTGATTTAATAGAAAACTTACCTTAATTACAAGATAGCACATAGAGAGGTGGTGGTGCTATGAAGAAAGTTGCACGGAGTGAATTTGATTCGGCACTCCGTTGCGTAGATAAGAATCAAAACAAAATAGCTGAGGATCTAAATGTAAGTATCCGAAGCTTGAGTAATTATTTAAGTGGTAAACAACAACCGCCTTGTGATGTAGTAGCACAAGCGGTAAAAGAGTATGGGCTGCATAGGTTAGCAGTAGCTCAATTATCAAGTTGTTGTCCGATTGGAAAATTGTATTTACCTGATATAGAGTTGGTAACTCTAGAAATGGCTGTATTGAAGTTTCAAACACAGTTAAACGGCATTAATGAAATAATGCACGAGTTGATACAAACTGCGTGCGGAAAGCCAAGTACAGACGAGGAAATAAACTTCATGCAATCAAAAATAAAAGAGTTAACCGGTGCATGTATTGTTGTAAATGTATCTTTAGAAAGGAGAAAACATGAGATACGCACAGAGAACGATAACCATGCGTAAAGCTCCATGGTATAGGGTTTTACGGTGGGATAGAGTAGCCATAATATGTGCTGTAGTAGGTAGCATATCTATAGGGGTATATCAAATGATACCTACAGAACAGCCAACTACAACATATGAATATGTAGTGCAACCAGGGGATACCTTGTGGAGTATCGCCTATAAAAATGTAGGCGAACAAAAAGATGTTCGCCGAGAAATATACGATATCAAATTTGACAACAATATCAACGAACATGTGCGAGATATACATCCCGGTGATGTTCTGATATTAAAAAAGCCTATCAACTAACCGCGACATTAGTTAATAGGCAAACAAAACTGTTCGTTTTTATTTTAACACATGGAGGCAATTATGCAATTAACAATTGAATTTAATGAATTAAGCGAATTAAAAGAACAACTAGAAAAATGGAATGAAGTATTCCAAGAAAAACCATGTTGTAAATGTAAATCAGTAGCAGAAGAAACTGAAGATACTGCCACAACAAAAAGAAAAAGAAGAGCAAAAACAGAAGAAAAGCCAAAAGTAGAAGAAAAACCAACTGAAGAGGTTAAAGCTGCACCTGTAGCCGAGGAAGTTCCTACAGCTGAGGAAATTCCTGTAGTTGATTTTACAGAAGAAAAACAGCAAGAAAAAGTGGATGCACCAGCTGAAGAAATCGACGTTACCCCATTTGACCCTAAAGCGTTTTGGGTCGAGTTATTAACGTGGATGGGCAAAGATGGCCAACGTGCGACAAATGCGTTGAAAATCTTTAGAGCTCATGGCATAGAAAAACCATCATCAAGTCAATTGACTGATGATATTGTAAATGAATTAAAAGCTTTGATGGCTGCATAAAAGGAGTAAGAGAGAATGGCAAAATATGCACAATACGAAAGAGTATTAGATGAAGTAACACCTCAGATAGAGGTGTTACAAAAGGCAATTGAATTAGATCCTACAAACACAATTGAATATCAAAGGGCTATCGATTTTTGCCAAACCAATATTGCTGTAACGTCGGCGATTATACAAGCTATAAAGCTTGTTAATAAAGAAGAGAATAAAGAAAAGCAAAAAGAGGCGAAAAAAAAGAAAAAAGCTCCTGAAGTTAAGACAGAAGACAATACAGAAGATGACGCATTAAGCTTGTTCGGTGGCGAATAAGTAGGAGGTAATTATGGCTGGAGAGTGGCTAGCATGGACAAGCATTCGCAAAATGTTTGATTCCATCATTTTAGAACCGGATTATACTTGCAATTACACAACTATATACCATTTTGATTGTGGACACACATTCGGTGGAGCGTGGAAGAAAAAATATCATAGTTATAGTGGATATTCTACTGAATCAAAATATTATAATTGTCCAGAATGTGGAACGCATTCTAATCCATGGAAAGATAAGATACATATATCACGCAATCCCGATGAGATATATCCTATCTCAATGGAGATAAAAGTAATCAATTATAAAAATTTTTTAGATTTGAGAGTTGATTATCGAGGCATTCAGCTTTTTACTGATGGAACAAGAAGTAAAGAACGAGGATACACGGAACAACTTCGATTTGATTTTAAAAAGAAAAGTGCATTTTTAATTGATAGAAATAGAATGCACCATAAAATAACACCACGTTATTTTAATGAAGCGGAGAGCGTGTTACCTGTACTTAAATATATAGGTACTTCATATGCAGTGTGCGGAAACAGAAAAACAGAATTAAACAAGATATTTAAAACTTTACGGCTTACATTTGAATGTAGGTTAAAAGAAACATATGGATTTTCTGTTAAAAAGATATATATACCACCTAAGATTTGTGAGTATGGCGGATATCACAATACTATGTTAGCGAATATGGCACTTAAAATATCAGCTCCTGATATGCCACCAATTACAGAAATATCTAAAAGTACAAAATGGTGGAGTGGGGATCGTAGCTATCGAAAAATAGTAGTTAATATCGACGATACAGTTCTTGATGAAACAAAAAAAGGTGTTGGATTTATCGACGCATTAATTAAAAGTTTTAATGCACCTAATTCGAAAGCCTTGCGTAAAGCAATGGCAACAGATGTCATGGTAGTTACTACAGCTAATATTTTAAATTTGTTTAATGATGAGAATGTTAGACGTAGGCTATTATCACATAATACAAAGGAAACAGGGTATTACAGAATAACAACACGAACTATTTGCGAATCAATGAGAGTTGAAAATCAACTCATTCGTGATATGTGGTTGCAGCTAATCAAGCGACATGGTGAAAGTACAATTTTAAATTATTTGTTATCGAATGATAGGCATGATATTAGGGACGTTTCTATCATGTATGAAAAGTTGAATAAAGAATATCGTAAATCGGTATGGGATAGAAAATGCAAATTGAAAGAATTTCATGATTTAATCGTGAAAATCTATAACCAACAAGAATATGGAGATGTAAATTTACCAGCTATACCAGCATTAAATAAAGATGTGAACGGTATGCATTTTATAGTGCCAAAAACCGCTGCAGATTTAATGACGGTAGGCAAACAATTAAAAAATTGTGTTGGTTCATATAAAGATAGAGTATTAAGGGGGTATACAGCCATTGTTGTTGTAACCAATGAAAACATGAAACCTATTGCATGTTTAGAGTTAGAAAGATGTGATGGTACATTTTCAAAATTAGTACAAGCTAAATTATTCGCGAATAAACGTGTAGCAAAAGATGAGTGCATTAATGCCACTGTCTTGAAGTGGGCAGACCAATTGAAAATTACACCTACTACTATTGATGTTACAGCCCGAGCTAGTTAAGAGAGGTACGTTATGAAACTGAAAAAATTAAATATAAAAAACTTCAAAGGGATCAAAAAAAATACATTCGAATTTAATGGAGATAATGTTGTTATTCGTGGCGATAATGCAACGGGAAAGACGACTGTATTCGATAGCATGTGCTGGTTATTGTTTGGCAAAGATAGTCTAGATAGAGCTGACTTTGAAATAAAGACAATAGAAAACGGAACTCCAGTTCATAAAGTTAATCATGAAGTAGAGGGAGAATTTATCAATGATGATGGTACATCTTTCACATTAAGACGTGTATATCGTGAGAAATATAGTAATCCTAGAGGGGGAGAAGTAAAGCTCACGGGGCATACTACAGATTATTTTATTGATGAAGTACCAGTGAAAGAAAAAGAATATAAAGCGTACATCAACAACATTATCAATGAAGATGTATTCAAGTTAATTACAAATCCGCTCTATTTTAACGAGCAGTATAGCTGGCAAAATAGGCGTAAGTTACTACTTGAAATGTGCGGAAATGTAGATGATGAAAGCGTTATTCATTGTCATGGAGAATTGAGAAAGTTAGCATCAATTCTAAATGGTCGTACTGTTGAAGAATATAAAAAAATCGTTGCATCTAAAAAAGCAGCCATCAACAAAGAATTGGATATGATACCAGTTCGGATTGATGAAGCAATTGAAAATAAGCCTGAGATAGTAACTAATAAAGAAGTATTAAAAGAAAATATCGAAACGCTTAATAATGACATTAAAAAGCTTGAAGAAGAGAAAGCGTTATTAAGTAATGGATTGAGCGCAGTAGAGAATCAGCTAAAAATTAAAGATATACAACAAAAAAGCGAGGCAAGAAAAGCCGAGATACTTTCTATGTATCGTATGGATAAAAAACGCTTGCAGAGCGAATATAAGTTGTTGTTGAAAGAGGTAAAGTCGTTACAAGAAGAATGGCAAAAGCTTATAAATCAAAGCTATGATGTAGAACAAAACATCAAGCGTGAAGACGAACACAGTAAGGCTCTACAAGATGAATTTAATGAGTTAAACACCAAACAATTTGATGGCATAATTTGTCCGACATGTGGCCAACTATATCCGAGTGATCAACGTGAAGCATTAGAACAGCAATTTAATAAACAAAAGGCTGATAACCTTGATAAATTGCAAAGCTTAATAAATCGAGCTGTTGAAAGTAAAAAAACATATAGCGAAGAACAGGAACTACTTGCTGTTAAAGTTGATAGTTTAACAAATCAATTAACAGATAAAGAGAATGCATGTAAAGCAAGCAAAGAAATGTTTGAATCGTTACAAGAGCCTGATGTAAATAGTGATGATGAATATGCCCGCTTGCAAGGTGAATTATTCTTACTTGAATCGTCAAGCAATGAAGATAATGAAGAAGAAATTGAGAGGAAAAGTGCTGAAATTTGTACATTAAAAGCAAAACTGGATATATTCGAACATGAGTTAAATAAATACAAGCTAGTTGATGATATCGATAAAAGAATCGCAGAGCTTGAACACAAGCAAGAGCAACTCGCAAATGATAAGAATGAGCTGGATGAAGCTATGTTCTTGATGGATGAGTTTATAAAAGCAAAGGTCGATATGCTAGAGCAGTCGATTAATAGTCATTTTAAATATGCACGATTTAAGATGTTCAACGTATTAGTGAATGGCAACATTGATGAGTGCTGCGAAACGACATATAAAGATGTGCCATATCGGAGCATGAATAATGCAGCACGTATCAATGTGGGGCTAGATATTATCAATGCATTAACCAATTATTACAAAGTAACTGCACCGGTATTTATTGATAATGCTGAAGCGGTAACTGAATTTATTGATGTGAATAGTCAAACGATAGAGCTTATCGTTGATGTAACTTGTAAAACATTAAAAATAGCGTAGGAGGAATACAAATGGCAAACGAAGTGGCAACAAGAAATAGTAATTTACCAGGTTTTCAATCAGCAGAGGGATTTGAATTATTACAACGGCAAGCAAAGATGTTTACCCATTCAACGCTTGTGCCTCCGCAGTTTCAAGGAGAACAGAATTTAGGTAATACAATTATTGCATTAGAAATGGCACAGAGAATGGAAGCAAGTCCACTAATGGTAATGCAGAATTTATATGTTGTGCATGGAAACCCAGGGTGGTCGTCAAAATTCTTGATTGCTACATTCAATCAATGTGGGCGATTTGAAGCAATTAAATATAGACCCACTGGAACAAAAGGGACAGATAGTCAAGGTATTATTGCTTACACAAAAGAAAAAGGCAGTGATGAGATTATAGCAGGTCCCGAAGTAACCATTGCTCTTGCAAAACAAGAAGGCTGGTACGAAAAGAAAGGGTCAAAATGGAAAACAATGCCTGACCAAATGTTGCGATATCGTGCAGCTGCATGGTTGATTAGAACAACTGCACCCGAGATTTCAATGGGATTACAAACTACTGATGAAATTATTGATGTAGAGGGCAAAGTAAGTGATGTCATTGATGATGTAGCCACCACTATTGAGCATAATGCTAATAGCGAAGTAATTGATGTACCTATTAAAGATGAACCTACATTTGTTGATAGTGAAACGGGTGAAATTCTAAATACAGAAAAGATGTTTAGTAATGATTAATATTGAAGCGTTCGGTAGCAGTTCAAAAGGTAACTGCTATCGAATTAAATCAAGCGTAAATGGTGATGAATTGTTGTTAGATGTAGGTTTACCTTTTAAAGATGTTCAACGAGCTTGTAGGTACAATTTCATTAATTTATTAGGTGCTGTAGTAACACATCAACATGGAGACCATTCAAAGGCGGTGGTTGATATGTTGAAGTTGGGACATAAGATATACATGTTACGAGATACAGCACAAGCATTACATGTGCTTGATGAACGTACATGGATTGAAATAATGCCGAAACAGTCGATAAAAATAGGCGTATTTACTGTGTTACCGTTCGAATTAGAACATGATGTGCCTAATGTCGGATATTTAATAACTGATGGAGAGGAAAAACTCTTATATATTACTGATACATATTATTGTAAATACACATTTAAAGGTGTACATCACATTCTAGTTGAGTGTAACCATTCTTATGAAATATTAAACAAAAAAGTGACGGATGGTGTATTGCTTAAACATAGAATGGAACGGTTAATTCAATCACATTTTGCGTTAGAGAATGTAATTAAATTTCTACAATCTATGGATTTAACTGTATGCAAATCAATTCATTTGATTCATTTATCAAATGAAAATTCGAATGAGAAAGAGTTTAAACAAGCTGTACAGGTGGCAACCGGTAAGCTGGTAATCGTACATAAAGAAAAGGAGCAATGATGGCAAAGGATACATATTATTTTAGCCACGATGTTAATGCCAGTAATGACCCTAAAATCATTGTTATGAAAGAATTGTGCGGTGTTATATCGTATGCCTGGTGGTGGATCTTAATTGAGCAATTAGCAGCACAAGAAGAATACAAACTTCCTATGGATAAAATTACCTTTACTGGACTCGGAATAGCATTTGGAATGAAGCAAAATGAAGCAATTGCTTCAAGCAACGAAGCAAAATTAAGCACCGCGAACCAAGCTGAAGCATATGTGAATTTGCTTATTAATGAGTGTGAACTGCTTGAAACAGATGGTGAATTTTTTTGGTCGCCATCACTACTTAGACGAAATTTGCTTCGTAAAAAAAAGCAAGAAGAAATATCTAAGAAACGCAGTGAGGCTGGGCGTTTAGGCGGTCTTAAGAGTGGCAAAGCTCGAAGCAAAACGAAGCAATTGCTTGAAGCAAACGAAGCAAACGAAGCAAACGAAGCTATAAGAAAGGAAAGGAAAGGAAAGAATATATATTCATATTCATATGAAGAAGACGCCCGCGAAAAAGAAATGCCAAATGATCCATATAAAAACGTATTTAAAATTTACATGAATGATGTTGGTGAAATCTCACCAATTACAAAAGAGAAGTTAGAATACTTAGTTGATGATTTTGGTGAAGATGAAGTCATTACAGCGATTAGTAAAGCTAGTAAAGAGGGAAAAGCAAGTACTGCATACATTACAGCGATTTTAAATAACAAAATAAGAGAGGAGGCAGCAAATGGAGCAGCTAAACGTAACAGCAGAAATAGAACGAATACGAAAGATGAGCCAGTTGACTGGCAAGCCGAATATGAAAGAGTGCACGGCAAACAATGAATTCTTTTATCCTGTGTATGATGAACCCATCATTATGCAATTGAATACAAATGCTAATTATTCAGCTGTTGGCATACCAAAGCGATATTATGACATGAGTTTTGAATGGTTGCGTAAGCATGGTAAATTCCCAAAAGAAAATGCGGGAGCATATGCAGTTGTTAAGCAGTATACAGACAATTTAGAAAAGAATATTAGTGCCGGTAAAGGCCTCATTTTAAGAGGTCCAGCCGGTACTGGTAAAACATCTATAGCGGTTAGTGTGCTGAAGAAAGTGATTGCATTACGAAAAGGCTGCATGATGATTTCGATGCCAAGCTTGCTAGACACTATGCTGACATTGTCAAAAGGCGATAGAGTAGCATTTCTACAATATGAGCAAAAGCTTAGAAGCATACCGTTATTGCTGTTAGATGACTTCGGAGCGGAATATTTAAAGTCGGATTGGGTTAATAACAAAGTAGAAAGCGTTATTATTGACCGCTGCCACGCAATGAAAGCGGTTATATTGACAACAAACTACAATGAGGATCAGACGAAAAAGCATTATAGTGAACGAGTGATTGATAGATTAAGAGGAAGTGATTATGAAGAAGCCGTATTTTTAGGTCCGTCACATCGATAGAAAAATATTTGAAAATGCAAAATGCTTAAATTTAAGCTGTAAGGGCGGTAAAAATAATGTAATGTATATTTTATTAAGAAATACAAAAACCGAGCAAATAGGTATGAAATTTTTAGTTTTTTAAGTATGTATAACAAAAAGAAAGGGTCATGAAAATATGACTGATGAAATAATGAGCATTACATTAGATTGTCAATATCCGACGTTGAACGAGTATATCAACGTTGAAAGATATAATCGGTATAGTGCGAATAGTCAGAAACAAAAGTATACAAATATCACTAAAATGTTGGCAAAACATTGTAATAAAGTTACTGAAAAAGCGGATATGCTGTTTGAGTGGCACGTAGCGACAAAACATGATCATGACAATATAGCGTTTGCAAAAAAGTTTATTCTTGACGGGTTTAAACAAGCAGGAGTGATTAAAGATGATAAGCAAGCGTACATCGGACATTTATATGATGAATTTTACAAAGATACACGGTCATATGTAATTGTTCATGTTTTAAAACATCAAAGTAATGGAAGATTGAAAGGGTGATAATGATGAATGAGATAGAGTTAAGAAAAGAGATTTTACAAAGATTGTACGGTAAATGTTATAGATACATTACAAAAGATTCATGGGGGCAAACACATGCTCACACGAGAAAACCAAGAAAGTTAGAAATGGGATGGAATAGTAATAACGATGAAATAAATTTATTTTTATTCAATGATTTATTTGAAGATGTAACATTTGAAGACAAAGAGCCACTCTGCATTATCGAGTGGTCAACGATACCAAAAGATACCAAAGTTTTAGTATCGAACAATGGCGAGAAATGGGAACGGCGATACTTCAAAGAGTATCAAGAAAATTCAGAAAAACCATTTATTGTATATCTTTGCGGTGCAACATCATGGTCAGCAACTGGCGAACATGTTATGTATTGTAAACATTGCAAGCTAGCAGAAAGCGAGGAAGAACAATGAGAGCATATATGATAAAAAAAGCATGTAAATTGATGAACAATTATTATGTGCGACATAGAATGGATTGGATAACGTTATACGAATGGCTACATGGAGATGACGAACATGCAAAGAAAGTGTCATAGGTGCGGTAAATTATTTACACCGGGAAGTGCTGATAAAATTTGTAATCAGTGCATATATGAAATACAACATGGACAACTAATGTGCGATAAACACACAGATAGAAAAGTAATCACAAATTATGAGAAAAAAGAGGAAAAACTAACTAAAAAATACAAGAAAATATGCGTTATTTGTTGTAACGAATTTTCTACAAATAGAAAAGATAAAAAGACGTGTGGCGTTGCTTGTGCACATGAATATAACAAAAAAATAAGCGAGAAATATATAATAAGAAAGGGACTAATCGATAAGTGGCAGAGTTATCAAAAGAGGAAAAAAGACGATTAACAAGAGAACATATTACCAGAATTAATGATTACTACATTGAAGAAATGGCATTAAAACAACAATTAAATTTATTAATTGAAAGAATGGGTCCGGCAGAGCTACCGAGTGGTAATTCTGATAGAATTTCTAAAAATAGCGATCTAGATATCATGCAGCAATTCAAGCAGCTGACAAAATTAAAAGATGAAATTGAAAATCTAAAAGAGAAAGCTGTTGAGTGCGAGCTTACTGTAATTAGAGAAATATACAATATCAATGAGCCTAAGTACCGGGCGATACTCATTGAAAGATATATGAACAGAAGAGATATATACGCAATATCAGTGGTATATAGAGAGTTAGGTATGCAAAATAACTCAACGAATTATATTAAGAGAGTACTTAGAAGAGCTGAAGAATTGTTTTATGAAAAAAATTTAAAAAATAGGGGGTGCACCTAACGTGACTATAACTATTCAGTGTTGGAGCGGGTTCATGAGGGGTGGGGTGTACCTAAATGCACCTAATGTTACACTAAGTGTTCAAAAAATACACTAAGTGCACCTAAAATGCTATTGATTGCACCCCCTTGACAGTGATATGATGTATATGTCGAAGAAAGGCAATAAACAATCTTCATGTGTGCACTATCTCTCTTAACAGCATAATTACCAAAGAACAAAAAAGCATCTCTATAGTGGGGTGCTTTTTTTGTATGCAAAATATAGAAAGGAGAAAAAAGTATGAAAGTTGTACAAATTTCAACGGATGCATTAATTCCTTATGATAACAATCCACGTAACAATACAGAAGCAGTAGAATATGTAGCTAATTCAATTAAAGAGTTTGGCTTTAAAGTACCTATTGTAGTAGATAGTAATAACATTGTCATTTGTGGTCATACTAGATTACTTGCTGCTAAACAATTAAACATGAAAGAAGTTCCATGTATTATTGCAGATGATCTTACAGATGAACAGATTAAGGCGTTTAGATTGGCAGACAACAAAGTCGGTGAAATTGCTACCTGGGATTTAAGTGTTTTAGTTGATGAGCTAAAAGATATTAATTTTATCGACATGGAAGAGTTCGGCTTTTTAAATGCAGACGAGTTAAGAACAGATTTCTTTGATGAAGAAGAAACAAATCAAGATAAAGACGATAAATCAATACAAAAAGATAATGGAAAAGTCATTAAGGTTATATGTGATGATAGAAATTATCAACAGCTTATCGACTATTTAGACGCCAATTTATTTGTGTATGAGGTGTAATATGGATAGTTTTATTGTTTGCAACGTAACGATAGAGGGCTTTCATTACTGGGAAAATGCACCTGTTATATATGGGTATTTAAGAAATAATCATAGACATATGTTTAATATTGAATTACATATCCCGGTTAGAGAGCTTGACCGTGAAATTGAGTTTATTGAGGAACAACGTATTATTAAAGAGCGTATTTTAGCGAAGTTTGGAGATCGTTTAGGTTATGCACAATTTGAAGGCATGTCATGTGAACATATTGCAAAATGGCTTATGGAGGAATATCCAACGGCAACCTACTGCAAAGTAATTGAAGATACAAACGGAGGGGCTATTCTTGTTCGGAAACAACATCAAAATCCATTTTGCTGGCTCGGATAATGTCCTTAATAGTATCGTTGGGTTAAAGTTGGCAGATGTGAATTATCGTTTATATACTTGTTATCCATTTATTGTCAATAAAAAAATAACCGACGATTTTACATTAAAATCTAATGCTCCGCTGATGAGAAAAGACTTGCAATTTAAGCATGTAATTCAGGATAGTGGCTTATTTACTTTGATGTTTGGTGCTGCAAAAGATAAACGACTTACATATGATGATTTAGTTGACTGGCAAGATAAATTGATTAAGTTTACTAATAGCAATGATTTACAGCAGACATGCGTTGAAGTAGATTGTCAAAAGGTTTTATCTCCGGAAGATGCGTGGAAACTGCGGTACAGGATGCGTGATAAGTTAAAGAATAGACAAATTAACGTATTTCACAAAGAGGATGGCCGCAAAGGATTAGACCGTTTAATTGAATTTGCTGATTATATTGCTATTAGTGTTCCTGAGTTGCGTATCACTAACCGCAAATCATTTAGAGAAGATACGCATAGGCTTGCATGGTACATCAAGAATAAAAAGCCTGAGATTGATATTCACTTATTAGGCTGCACAGACATTAAAATGTTAAAGCAGAATAGGTTTTGCACATCAGCGGATAGTACATCATGGCTAGCACCTTTGCAGTTTGGTATTAACCGAACATCAAAAGGGAATATGCATATCAACTATCACAATAAAGAAATTAAACAACAATATATGGAACAAGCTCGGCTGTTTGGGGTAAAAGAAAAGTCGTTACCTAGAACGGCCGATTGTGCTATATCGGCATTATTAAATAAATTAGACTATCAAAGTGTAGCAGGTAGTCAAGATTAGGAGGAAGTAAATGTATTATGTATCAAAACGAATGGAGATTGCAGGTAGCCATAAACTAAATTTAGACTATGAAAGCAAATGCCAAAACCTACATGGCCACAACTGGATAGTAACTGTATTTATGAAAAGCGAAAAACTAAACCACAACGGAATGATTATGGACTTCACTCATATTAAACGTTCTATTCATGATAGATTGGACCATGCTCATATTAATGATGTAGTAGTGGATATTAACCCTACAGCTGAAAACATGGCTAAATGGATATGTGATCAACTAGGTGAGTGCTGCTATAAAGTGTCGGTACAAGAGAGCGAGGGGAATATTGCAATATATGAACGTGATTGAAATATTTAACAGTATTGAGGGAGAGGGCATTCGAGCTGGTGAATTGTGTACATTTATTCGACTAGCAGAATGCAATTTGCGTTGCTCGTATTGTGATACTCAATACAGCTTTACTGGCGGCAAAAAAATGACTATTGGAGAAATTGTAAAAATTGTCGATAGGTATGGCAATTACAATGTAACAATTACAGGCGGAGAGCCATTATTGCACGATATATCAGCATTACTTGATAAGTTGTCTAATTACTATATCAACATAGAGACTAATGGCAGTATTGATCCAATTCCAAAATATAAAAAGTATAACAATGTTATGTTTACAGTGGATTATAAATGCCCCTCGTCAGGGCAAGAAAAATTTATGAAAAATGGGGCGGCATTACAACAATTAAGACGTCATGATGTAATTAAATTTGTTGTAGGAAGTTTAGAAGATTTAAATCGTATGCGGCAATTAATACAAGAAAATAAGTTTAGGGCTCAAATTTATGTGTCACCGGTATTTGGAAAAATTGAACCCAGAGATATTGTTGATTACATGAAGACGTATAATTTACAAGGGGTTAAATTACAGTTACAGATACATAAATTTATTTGGCCGCCTGATATGAAAGGGGTGTAACTATATAATGAACGAAACTATGATTAGAAAAGGCATTAACCTTCTTTTACAGGGGTTTGGTGAAAATTTAGCACGTGAAGGTATTTCAGAAACACCTAGCCGTGCCACTAAAATGTACATTGAACTATTAGAGGGCATGAATTATACAAATAAAGAAATTGCTGAAAAGTTCGGCAAATCGTTTAAAGTTGATACTACTCAAATGGTTGTAGTCAAAGACATTGAAGCGTTTTCTATGTGTGAACATCACCTCGCGTTAATGTATGATATGAATATTGCAGTAGGCTATATTCCTAATGGCAAAGTAATTGGATTGTCTAAAATACCTCGCATTGCTGAAATGTGTTGTAAGCGATTACAACTGCAAGAAAAAATTGGCGAAGATATCGCTGAAGTTATCTCTATTGCTACAGGTAGTGAAGATGTAATTGTTCACATCACAGCGAAGCATAGCTGCGTTACAGCCCGAGGTATTAAATCAAGAAATTCAAATACAGTTACAATTACCAAAAAAGGTATTTTTAAAGAAAGTTATGATATAACAAGAGAATTTATAAATAATGTTCAATAGTAATTATTGAATGCAGAGGGGGTGAGGTTTTAGAATGTGAAGAATTATGAAGCAGCCGAGAAAGATTATAAAAAGTTTATCACGTATAAAGAGATAGCTAAGAAATACGGCGTATCAATCGAAACGGTTAAATCTTGGCGTAAGCGGCATGGCTGGAAACGCTCTAAAACTAAACCAAAACCAAAGAAAAAAATAGGAGCTCCTTTTGGTAATAACAATGCATTAGGCAATAAAGGCGGGCCACCGATTGGAAGTCAAAATGCATTAAAACATGGCTTATTTGCTAAATATTTGCCGCTTGATATGATTAGCGTAATTGAAGAAATTGAAACAATATCCCCTATAGAAATTCTATGGGGGAATATTTGTATTAAGTATGCTGCGATTATACGGGCACAAAAAATAATGTTCATTGAAAATGAAAGTGCAGACAAACAGATTGAAAGCGTTACTCAAACAGTTGAAGAAAGCGACAAATTTGGCAACACTAAACGAATTGAAAAGCATGTAGATACAATAACTGCGGATATTCGTATGGAGAAGTTTCTTAAAGCACAATCAAGAGCAATGGATACACTTACTAAGATGATTAAGCAGTATGACGAATTATGCAGAAGTGAATTAGCAACCGAAGAGCAAAAAGCACGCATTGATAAACTTAAAAATGAAGTTACTGTTATTAAGCAACAAAACGAACATAATAAAATGCTCGTTCCTATTATTGTAGGCGGTGATTTGATTGAAGACTGATCGCGAGAAAATATATCTACCTGACATAGTAGGTAAGGGATATGGGGCATTTTGGAGATTTAAAGGCCGCTATAAAGTTGTTAAAGGCAGTCGTGCAAGCAAGAAATCATCAACTCAATCATTGAAAGTTATTACTGAAATTATTGAAAATCCAAACATAAACTGGTTAGTAGTCCGAAAAGTTGAACGCACATTACGTGATAGTTGTTATGCACAATTAAAATGGGCTATCCATCGATTGAAAGCGGATGACTTTTTTAAGTGCAGCACGTCGCCGTTGGAAATTACATATAAACACACAGGACAAAAAATATTGTTCCGTGGTCTTGATGATCCACTAAAAGTAACCTCTATTACAGTAGATGTAGGGAGTCTGTGTAGACTGTGGATAGAGGAAGCTTATGAGGTTATGAGTGAGGAAGCATTTGATAGATTAGACGAATCAATTCGTGGCCAGCTACCTGAGGGAATGTATCACCAAGTAGTACTCACTTTCAATCCTTGGTCTGATAGGCACTGGCTTAAAAAACGATTTTTTGACGAGCCTAGTAATAATGTACTGGCGATGACAACAAATTATATGTGCAATGAATTTTTATCCAGTTCTGATTTGGTACTTTTTGAAGAAATGAAAAAGAATCCTCGTCGCTATAGAACTGCTGGGCTTGGTGAGTGGGGTATCGTTGAAGGGCTAGTTTTTGAGAATTGGGAAGAAAAGGTATTTGATGTACATGAAATATCAATAAGATCAAATGTGAAATCCGCATTCGGAATGGACTTTGGGTTAATTATTAAGCCTCCTTATACAGTGATGTATATTGAAAATCTAGTGAACTTGTAAATACAAGGTGTGCGTATAAATACGTGCTAACGGTGAAAATCTAAATATTATTGGATATACAAAAGACCCTAAATAATATATAATAATCATGAGGTGATGTACATGATTATTTATAGAATTAAAAATTTAATAAACGGTAAAGTCTATATAGGACAGACAGTTCGCACTTTAGATGAAAGGATGAAGGAGCATTTAAAAAAGAGCTCTATTAGCCCTGTTGGTAAAGATATAAACAGTAATGGATTAGAAAACTTTGAAATTAGTGTTGTTGAAGTTTGTAAAACACAATCAGAATTAGACGAAGCAGAAAAATATTGGATAAAAAAAGAAAATTGCTTAATTCCTTATGGATACAACCAATGTGAAGGCGGCTTTTTAAATACAACAGGATACCATCATACAGATGAAGCTAAGTCTAAAATGAGTAATACAAAAAAAAATAATTATCAAGGTAAGGGAAATCCATTCTTTGGCAAACATCATTCAGAAGAGCAACGTTTGAAGTGGAGCGTGTCGAGAAAAGGCATGAAACATGTGAGTAGTGAAAAAATACAAAACATCAGAAATTCTCATTATACTTGCAAGGTTTTATGTGTTGAGACTAATGAAATTTTTAATTCAATAAAAGAAGCAAGCGATAAATATGGATTAAAAGCAACCCATATAACAAGAGTTTGCAAAGGGAAAAGAAAAAGGACTGGTGGTTATCACTGGAAATATATCGATAATACATGACAATACCGTGCTAAGCTCAAAAAGGATTACAAGTTTGTAATCCTTTTTTTGAAAGTGTAACGACTATTCCGTAAGGAAGTAGGGATGATGTGAAACTCCTCATCCCGAAGTGCTAGACACCTCGTGCTACGAGGTGAAGAGATAGTCTACTCCCTAAAGCAAATATCTGGAAACAGAGGGTATATAGGATGTAAACGACCCTAGTACATTATTTTGTGGACTGGTTGATACTGTAGCCCGTGAAATATATGTATTTGATGAGATGTATGAAAAGGGTATGAGTAATGAAGATATCCTTAATAAAGTAATAGAGATGGGCTATGCAAAAGAACGGATTAAGGCAGATAACGCTGAACCTAAAACGATTGCGTATTTACGTAAGGCTGGACTTAGTAGAATTAGGGCAGCAAAAAAAGGACCTGACTCAATTCGTGCTGGCATTGCTATTATTCAAGACTATAAAATTATTATTCACCCTAGGTGCGTTAATTTTATTACAGAGATTAGCAATTATACGTGGGATAAAGACAAGTTCGATAATACGATAAATAAACCGATTGATGATTTTAACCATTTGATGGATGCCATGAGGTATGCTATGGAAGAATTTGATGGGCGAAAAGGTGTTCGTATATTGAAATAAGGAAGGTGATAGATTGGATATTGAATTAATTAAGAAATTAATAAAAAAGCATATACCTGGACATAGCAACGTTATTTCACAAACAAGGGTATCTGAACGCTATTATAATGTAGACAATGATATTAATTACTTAAAAGAAAAACCTAAAAATCAGGAAGAAGCAAGACAAAAAGGCGACACGTTTAATCCCATGCATCAAGCAGATAATCGTATCGCCTATTCTTTTTATCCATTGTTAGTAGATCAAAAAACAGCATACATGTTTACAGCACCACCTATATTTGACGTTAAAAATGACACATTAAACAAGGCAATCCTTGACGATTTGGGGGATGCTTATGAGAAGAAGTGCAAAGATTTATCTGTTAAAGCGACAAACGGCGGCATAGCATGGGTTCATTATTGGATAGATGAAGATAATAAATTTCAATGGGTTACTGTTTCAGCAACTCAAATAGTCCCAATATGGAATAATCATATTAATACTAAATTAGAGGGCGTATTTAGAGTGTATGAAGATACAAACGAAGTGGGCGAAAATATAACAGTCTATGAATTTTGGAACGATAAGGAGGTACAAGCCTTTTCTATCCGAAGTTGGGATATAGTAGACCGAATTCAACCTTATTTAGCATTTACAATGATTGATCCTACTGGTGCAATGGCAAAAGTAGATACTATGCCTCACAATATGGGAGCCGTCCCGTTTATCCCATTTGCTAACAATGCTACATATACGCCAGATTTAAACCGTATTAAGAAACTTATTGATGTATATGATAAAACTTATAGCGGATTCTTGAATGATTTAGAAGATGTGCAAGAAGTTATATTCGTACTGACTAACTATGGTGGTGAAGATTTGGCAGAGTTCTTGAATGGGATGAAAAAATATAAGGCGATTCAAATGGATTCTACAGGGCCAGATGATAGAAGCGGTATTTCAACATTAACAATAGATATTCCGATTGAGGCACGTAAGGAACTTCTCAATATTACTCGTAAAGCTATTTTTGACATGGGGCAAGGCGTGGATCCACAGCAACAGGGATTAGATGGCACAAGTGGTGAAGCTATGAAATTCTTGTACACGTTACTTGAATTAAAAGCGGGCATGATGGAAACGGAGTTTCAATTGGGGTTTAATCAGCTTATTCGTGCTATTTGTAGATTCCACGGTAATGATAAGGTAACCGTCACACAAACATGGACTCGTACATCAGTTAAGAACGATAGTGATTTAGTTAATATGTGCTCACAATCCATGGGGGTTATATCTAAACGCAGCATTCTTGCACATCATCCGTTTGTTGAAGATGTCAACGAGGAACTTAAACAAATTAAAGCCGAAGAGGCAGAATCTAACAATGATATTTATGATGATTGGCAACATGAACATCATGACGATGGCTCTATAAACGACCATGACAATGATGAAGAAAAAGACCAATCGTCATATATATAAATTAAATCTCTAGTAACTCGTGGCAGGTGAACCACGGTAAAAACCGGAAGGAGAAAACATATGACATTCAAGGAACTATTAGAAAAATTGGGTATCGCAGAGGATAAAATTGACGAAGCGACAAAACAATTTAAAGAATTTCTCGATGGTGAATATGTACCGAAGTCGCGTTTTAATGAGGTAAACGCGGAAAAGAAAAACCTTGAAAATGCTGTTGCAGATCGTGATAAACAGCTGAAAACATTAAAGGATAGTGAAGGTGATATTACAGCACTAAAAGAAAAAATCACTGAATTGCAAGCCGAAAATAAAGCGAATGCTTTACAAGCGGAGCAAGATTTGAAGAATTTAAAAATATCAACCGCTGTTCAACTAGCAATCGGAGATACGGCTCAGGACGCTGAACTCGTAGCTAATTTGATTGATAAGTCTAAGCTTATTCTTGGTGAAGATGGCAAAGTAACTGGTTTACAAGAACAATTAAAAGAATTAAAGACGTCTAAATCGTTCTTGTTTAAACCTGAAGGTGATCCTAAATTTAAATATGACCCTAATAAGGGTAGCGGTACACACACAAACAATCCATTCTCTAAAGAACATTACAATCTAACGCAACAAGCTAAATTATTCTCAAAAGACCCTGTAAAGGCTAAACAATTAGCAAGTGAAGCAGGCGTTGAAATTAACTTTTAATTCAGGAGGTAACTTATGGGAACAACGTTACAAGATATTATTAATCCTACACCGTTTTTTACAGATTATGTGGTAAATCGTACAGAGGAATTATCCTCTATTTTTCAATCTGGCATTCTTACTCGCGACTCTCAATTTGACCAGTTAGCAAGTGAACCAGCACAAGTACATAACATGCCATTCTTTAATGATTTAACAGGCGATTCTGAAGATATAATTGAAGGGCAAGACCTTACGGCTGATAAAATTACATCTAATCAAGATACATCCACTACAATTCGCCGTGCTAAAATGTGGAGTTCTACAGATTTAGCAGCTCAATTATCTGGTACTGACCCTATGAAAGCTATTGGCGATTTAACTGCGGGGTTTTGGGCTCGTGATCATCAAAAAGAATTATTAAATATTCTTGATGGGGTATTTTCATCCGCTAGTATGACAGGGCATGTACTAAATATTACAGATGGAGTAGGTAAAGCGGCTAACTTTTCAGGAGAGGCTTTTATCGATGCAATGCAATTGATGGGGGATGCTCGAAATTCTTTAACCGCAGTTGTTATGCATTCTGCAACTAGATCCTACTTAGATAAATTGAACTTAATACAAACAATTCGCCAGTCTGATGCTGTATCATTTGATACATATATGGGCCGTCGTGTCATTGTAGATGATGGTTGCCCTGTAGATACAGATAAGTATACAACGTACTTATTTGGTGAAGGTGCTATCGCATATGGTGTGGGTAATCCAGTAGGATTAAAACAAGCAGCAGTTGATCGCGATGAAAAGAAAGGGTCTGGTATTGATTATTTAATTATGCGAAAAGCATTTATTTTGCATCCACGTGGGGTGGCATGGCAAAATAAAACGCGCGCACATGTTGAGTCTGTATCTCGTGACGAGTTAAAAGACAGCAAAAACTGGAAACGTGTATATGATCCTAAGAAAATTCGAATCGTTAAATTTGTACATAAATTAGGATAGAATTATGGGGGCTGATTCATATTGGGCAAGGCGTAGTATCGAACGAGAGGAAGAATGGAACAAAAAGAGCCGTGAAACAATCGAAAAAGAGCTAGCCGCTCATTATGAACGGTCAGCTCAACGCATTCAAGCTAACATCGAACAACTTTATGGGAAGTTTGCTGATGATAATGGAATATCTATTATTAAAGCAAAGAAGCTGATCAATGGTCCTGAGTTTAGAACATGGAAAAAAGACATTGAAGAATACATGAAAGAGTATAAAGAAACTGGTAATCATAAAACATTACTGGAATTAAATACTCTTTCTATGCGTTCTCGTATATCAAGACTTGATAAGCTGTATGGAGATACGCTCATTGAGATTGATAAGCTAGGTCAAAAGACAAATGCATCGATTACAGGATTTCTAAAGTCTGCATATAAAGATAATCGCTTGCATTCTGCATATGAACTAGGTAAACGAGGTAAGGGACCATTGCAAGTAGCTATAGATAATGCACATATGGAAGATATACTACGGACTCCTTGGAGCGGTAAAAATTATAGTGAACGGATATGGAAGAATGCTGATAAGCTCACCAAAACAATACAGGATACTATTTTGAATGGTGTACATAGAGGAGTATCTGTTAATAATCTAGCTAAAGAAGTGCAGCAACGAATGGGAGTAGGCAAAAATGATGCCGTTCGATTAGTTCGCACGGAACTTAATTATATTCATAATCAAGCTACATTAGACTCTTTGAAGTCTGCTAATATGGAGTACTTTCAATTTATAGCAACACTCGATAAACGAACATCTTCGACTTGCCGTCAACATGATAACAATATATATCCTGTTGCAGATGCTGAAGTTGGAACGAATGTTCCGCCTCTGCATCCGCGATGTAGATCCACAATAGCAGGTACGCTAGATAAGAAAGCGACTAGTGGTTCTCGTATTGGTAAGATTGAAAAAGTTAATAAGAGAGAACCTGTGCGATATGAGAAAGTACCTCGCAATATGGACTATGACGATTGGAAAGCTGTGTATGTAGATAAATCTAAGACGTTTGATGAGTGGAAGAGAGAAAATAGACCAATTCACTTCAAAGATAATGGCAAATTAATTACACTTCGCATGCCTGATGATTTAGAAAAAGTTTCTATTGGAGAAAATCGAGTTAAAGCCGCCATTCGATATTTTGATCAACCTACGTATACGGATCAAGAACGAATGGAGAAAAACCTTAAGCATTTATCTGATAACTTTATTAAAATGGTGCTTGTGAAGGAAGTGAATGAGTACCGATTAGCTAAACATGTGGTAGATAATAAAAAGCTTGAAGACTTTAAACCGCTAGAGTATACTATAGGTAAAGATAAGATTAATCGATGGTTTACAGATGAGGGGCTGCCTTTGTATCCACCAAATAATGGAGCTGTAGGCGAATTGTGGGATAGTAAGCTACCAATCGGATATTGTGTATCTCGATATGGAGGTGTAGCAGGAAGTTATGTCGCTCCATTAGAAACAGAATTCTCATATCGAGGAATGCCTTATGATGAGGAAACACATATTAAAAATAAGCATATATATCGTGTACTAAAGCCTTTGCCGGTTAAGGTAGGCATTGTTGCACCCGCATTTAATCAAGTAGGTGGTGGAATGCAGTATAAAGTTGATAAACCAATTTTGCACTATCTAAACTCTGGATATTTAGAAGAGGTATTTTGATATGAATATCAAGGAATTACAAAAGTTTTTGCCAAGAATTGGCATTTCTAAAACTTCATATAATATAGAGGCTGATGGGTCAGAGGTTAGTTCTGGGGGAGTTGTACTAGAAAGCACTCCGAAAGGAATTTGTGTATATTATACAGAGCGATATGTAGATTATGAAGTGAAATATTTTAAAGAAGAAGAGGCAGCTGTCAAATATTTTCTTTATTTATTAGAAGGACTTAGTAACGATTATAAAAGCTATAAAATTAAGCACTCTACATAGGGTGCTTTTTTAATACCTAAAAGGAGGTGGGATATGGCCAATGTGAAGTATATAAGTTATGAAGAGGCGGTACAGTGTATTGCAGATACAGCTAAACGAATGTTGTTTATGCTTGATACGACCATGGACAAAAAGAACCTAGAGCCTATTTCTTTCTTTGTTGAAAAGTTCGTACTAGATTGTATGGATTATTGCCATAGAACAGACTTCCCTCGTTCGTTGGTCTATACTGGTGCGGAATTAGCTGTAAAGTATAGCAAGGACACATTGAACCAATCACAAGGCCCGTTAAAGTCATTAAAAGAAAATGATGTTGAGTTTACATGGGCCATATCGGATATGTCGCCAATTGGATGCATTAGTGAACAAGATTTTGATTCTATCAAGTCTAAACTAAATTTATATCGTAAGGTGGTATGGTCTAATGGGTAATACATATAGTGCACTACTTGCCCAGTACATGTATAAAGATGTGTGTACTATTGCAAGGCAAGTAGAAACAACCGATGATATAGGGGCTGATGTGTACGAGATGAAAGATATATACACAGACATTCCTTGTAAGCTAGGACAGATGAGACAAGCCAGTATGAATGGCCAACCTACAGATGGGGCGTTTTTGATCAAAAATTGTTTACGCCTATCGTTGCCTATTGAGTATGATGTAAAAGAGAATGACATCATTACTATTCACCATAAAGGACAGACCTTTGTTATGAGATCTGATACGTCATTTAAGTATATGTCACATCAAGAGATAGCATTATTTAGAATGAGTGAGGCGTAATATATGGGTGTAAGGATTAATGGATTTGATATGCTCAATGCTAAATGGAAAAAAATAGTAGCAGAATATCCTGAACATAGAGATACATTATTAACACAACAAGCAGAATTGCTTATTAATGATGTAAAAATGAAAACACCTGTAGATACTGGTACACTTCGTAATGCGTGGAAGCACACCGCTGTTAATAGCGGGGTTATCGAGATATACAATAATACAGAGTATGCTAATCATGTAGAGTATGGGCATAGAACTTCGAAAGGTGGATTTGTGAAAGGTAGAAAGATGTTACATCGTTCTATAGTAGGGTTTAAAAGTAAATTTTTACGGAACACCCGAACGATTATGAGGAACTTATTAGATGATTAAATTAAGACATATACAGAAAGCTCTAATAGATATTTTAAAAGGTAGATATCCAACATATAAGGTATATTTTGACAATGTAGAAAAGTCGAATGTGCCTTATTTTTATGTAGAAATGTTTGTACATAATGGGATAGGTGATGATACCTATTTTAATAGAGTAATACAGATAGATATTACTTTTAGGACTATGGAGGATACACAGGGTCGAATTAAACGAGCCGAATTATACGATATGTCAGATAGTTTAGAGTGTATGTTTAGACCAGGAATCAAAGTTGATGATAGATATATAACCATCAATAATTTTGAACATACATTTATAGATGAAGTATTACACTTTATATTTAATTTAGAATTTGAAGATGCATTTACGGATAAAGAAGTAGGATTTATTCAAAATGAAGTTATTGAAACTCTTACTCTTAGCCTTAATGGTGTTCATTTAATTGAGGAGGTAACTAATGGCTAACGAAACCGAAAAATTTGGATTGCCACAAGTCTTAATTGACTTTAAAACAAAAGGGATTACAGCGATTAAACGTTCTGCACGTGGCGTGGTTGTATTGATTTTAAAATGCGAAAGCACGGATACATCTAATAAATATAAGATTTCTGATGTGTCTGATATTCCTGATAGCGTATTTGATGAAGCTTGTACAGATCTTATTAAGAAATGTCTTGATGGCACTCCTTTACGTGTTTTGGTATACACATTACCTAAGGCAAGTGTGCAAGCGGCTAAAAATACACAAGCTACATTATTGAAGCAGTTGAAACATATTCGATACAACTATATTGCAGCACCTACTGGCACGCTACAAGAGCAACAAGATTTGGCATCGTATATTAAAGCTGAATGCAATAACAGCCGTAAGACTGTAAAAGCAGTCGTTGGAGGTGTGGCATCTGACCATGAGAGGGTAGTTAACTTCTGTACGGAAGATATAAAAGTGGCTACCGGACAAAATTCTAAAGGCCAAACACAATATAAAACGTACACTCCAATCGAATATACGGCTCGCATTGCGGGTATCTTAGCCGGATTGGCATTAGACCGCTCGGCTACATATTACAAATTAACCGAAGTTGAGTCTGTTAAAGTATATGAAGACTTAAATGATCGCATTGATAAAGGCGAATTGCATTTATTTGATGAAGAAGATGGTGAGGGTGTTAAAATTGCTCGTGCTTGCAATTCCTTGCAAACATTCACAACTGATAAAGGCGAAGAGTTCCGAAAGATTAAAATCATGGAAGGTGTTGACATGGTTACGGATGATATTCGTGATACATTTAAAAAGTACTATGTTGGTAAATACATCAACGATTACAATCATAAAATGTTATTCATTGGGGCTATCTTAGTATATTTTGGTCAATTGGCTGGTAATGTGCTTGATAGTCGAGCAGGCAATACAGTAGATATCGACGTTCAATTCCAAAAAGATTATGCCATTATTAAAGGTGAAGATGTATCGCAAATGACTGAAATGCAAATTCGCGAATACAATACTGGCTCTCAAATTGGTTTGTCAGGCAAAGTTAAATTTGTAGATGCTATGGAAGATTTAAAGATTACTTTCACAATGTAATAGAAAGGAACTATACGCATGAATAAAGATACGTTTACATTTGATTTACAAACATTCGCTCGTGCTGCTGAAGATGTACAATATCGTGGCCGCCGTCGTTGGAACGGCTCTCATGGTAAGTTGTGGCTTGATGGTGAGTTGGTATTCGAAATTGAAAGTTTTGAGGCTAGTGTTGAGTCTCAACGAGAAGATGTAATTATTGGCAACTCTGTTGACAGTAAGGTAACAGCATTGAAAGGAGAGGGCACAATTAAAATTAAAAATGTTATCAATCGAAATCATCGTAAGTTGTTAGAGGAATGGAGTGCAGGCCATGACCCTAGAACCGTTCTTACTGGCTTACTTGATGATCCGGATGCAGTGGATGGACAAAAAGAACGTATTACGATTGATAATGTTTGGTTCACTAAAATTCCTCTTATGAATTTTGAAAAAGGTAAAGTTGTTGAAACTGAATTACCTTTCGGCTTTACGCCTGAAGATGCTCAATTTATTGAATCTATTGACTAATTGAAAGGAATAAAAAATTATGGCTATTTCTATTAACGAATTAATTACTAAACGAGAAGAAATTATTAATCGTAAAGCTCAAAAATTAACTATTGAAACTTCTATCGGTGAAATTGTAGCAAAGAAGCCTACTGCTTCCATTATGTCAGAAGCTCTTGGCTTAGAAAGTAATAATGATCAATATTTGGTGTATAACTGTATTATTGAACCAGATTTAAAAGATAAAGAATTACAGCAGGCTTATGAATGTATCGAACCAATGGATATTGTCGATAAAGTATTTGATGTTGGCGAAGTGAAAGCGATTAGTACCGTTTTAGTTGAATCTGTAGGGGGTGGCAAGAAGCTTAGCCATGCTATTGCTGATGAAGTAAAAAAGTAATAGAAGAAGACTGGGAGGCGGCTATTGCCGCCTACTTAGTTTTAAAAGGACATACGTTTGAATATTTCTTTACTTTAACTACAATGGAAAAAATTATGTGCCGTGTAGCCATGGATAAAGAGAGAAGAGAACGCATTGAAATTACTAAAATTGCTCTAAAGGAGGTACTAGGTGGCTGATACTGAAAAATTAGGCGTTGAACTCTCTCTTAATGATAGAGGTTTTATAGCAGGCATAGAAAAAGCTCAACAATCAACGCAGAAGCTTGCACATTCAACAGCGATACTTGCCCCTGCGGTATCTTCTGTAGAAAAGAGTATGAGTACCGCCACTAGTGCAGTACAAGGTATAGCAAAGACCACAAAAACGGCTGAAAGTGAACTATTTAAATTAAAGCGTGTTGGTAGTAATATCAAAGTTAAAATTGCGGCTAAAGATAGTGCTACGGCTAAAGTGAAACAAATTAAAAGTCAACTCAATGGAATTAAAGGTAAAGTATATACAGCGACTGTAAATGTTAAGCAGAACATGTCTGGAGCCGTATCAAATGTTGGAAATAAACTTAGTGGCGCTATGCTTGGAACAACTATGCAAATGGCTGGTATGGCAGGGATTGGATTCGGTATATTCGATGCTGTAAAAGGATATGCAGATTTCGAAGAAGAAATGTCTGCGGTTAAAGCGATTTCAGGTGCTAGTGGTGAAGAATTCGAACGCTTGAACGAAAAGGCAATTCAAATGGGCGCGGATACTAAATTTAGTGCGTTAGAATCTGCACAAGCATTTAAGTATATGGGTATGGCTGGTTGGAAGACTAGCGATATGATTAACGGTATTGCGGGGATTATGGATTTAGCGGCCGCTTCTGGTGAAGACCTTGCTATGACTTCTGATATTGTTACCGATAGCTTATCTGCCTTTGGATTACAAGCTAAAGATTCTGCTATGTTCGCTGATGTGTTAGCGGCAGCCGCTACTAATTCAAACACTAATGTTGCTATGATGGGGCAAACATTTAAATATGCAGCTCCAGTAGCCGGGGCATTAGGTTTTAGCATTCAAGATACTGCTATTGCCATAGGTCTTATGGCTAATCAAGGTATCAAAGGATCTGAAGCTGGTACATCACTTCGTGCTATGATGACTAGAATTGTTAAGCCTACAAAAGAGTTGGGAGAGGCTATGAAAATGTTAGGCGTTAACATTTTAAATGCTAATGGCAAAATGAAATCTTTTAGAGAAATTATAAAAGATATTCGTAATGGAATGTCTAAATTAACGCCAGAAAGTAAAGCGGCGGTGGCGGGCATGCTTGCAGGTCAAGAAGCTATGTCAGGGTTATTGGCATTAGTTAATTCATCAGATGGTGATTTTGATAAGTTAGCAGGTTCTATCGATAATTCATCAGGTGCTGCAAAGAAAATGGCTAACATTCGCATGGATAATTTAAAAGGGGATTTAGAACAATTGTCAGGTGACTGGGACGCATTTACCACTAAGTTAATGAGTGGTAAAATTGGCGGACTTAGAGAGATTGTACAAGGTGTTGATAGTTGGTTTACTGGATTTTCTGAAAGCATTGAAAAAAATGGTTTTACAATAAAGTCAATTATTGATGGGATTACATCGGCTATCAAAGGACTGGTTAAACAAACCGCTAAAATGGACGGATTGCCATCTATTTTATCGACAGCTGCATTGGCCACTCTTGGTATTGGTGCTTTTAAAATTGGTAAGAAATTTTGGAATACTGGTAAAGGTATTGCAGGTATGTTAGGTAAAGGCGGAGGTATTACTGATAATATTATGGGCGATAATACCTCGATTCATTGTGCTAATGTTTATGTGTATGGTAAAAACATTTATGATGGTGGTTATAGTCTAGGTAGTGGAGATAAAAGAGGTAATGTTGGCGGTGTTCCGACTAAAACTTCTGCAGGCGGTAAATTCGGCCGATTAGGTAGGGGTGTTTCTAAAGGGTTTGGCATTCTTGGTAGAGGTGCTAGTAAATTAGGAGGCTTATTATCTAAGGCTGGCGGTAAAGCATTTTTACCACTTACTCTGGCCATGGGGGCATATGATATGGCCAACTCTAATAATAAAGGGAAAACCGCTGCAGGTATTGGCGGTAGCCTTGCCGGTGGTTTGGCTGGTGCAAAATTAGGTGCTATGGGTGGTGCTGCGATTGGCAGTATTATTCCAGGTGCAGGAACGGCCGTTGGCGGTGCTATTGGCGGTGCATTAGGTGGTATTGGTGGTGCAATTTTTGGCGAACAGTTTGGACAAGATATCTATGATGGAATCACTAATAATTTAGATGGTATATCTGGATGGTTCGCTGAAAAGTGGAATAGTATTGTCGATAGTTGCACTCCTGTTGTAAATACAATAGTCGGATTATACGGATTTCTTTGGGATGGAATTGTAGCACTATTTAGCCCTGTTGCTAGTTGGTTTAATGATGAGGTATGGCAACCAATATATTATTTTGCAAGCGGAGCTATTGACAGCGTTGTCGACGTATTTAGTGGCGCATGGGAAAGTATTACAAGCGTGTGGAGTGCGGCAGCCGGTTGGTTTGATACCAATGTATGGCAACCATTAAAAGCGAAAGCTAGTGAGGTATTAGGGGGGTTAGGTAGTACATTAAGTTCTTTACAACAACGAGGTGCAAAAATTACAGGATTAACAGGCCATGCAACTGGGACAACTTACTTTGACGGTGGATGGACTGAAATCAATGAACGTGGTGGTGAGATTGTAGATTTACCTAGCGGATCTAGAATTTACCCTCATGCGACTACTGAAAAGATGTTAGCCAAAGAATTTAGCGGTGCCGGGGGCGGTGGTAATAATTACACTGTTACAGGTAATACGTTTGTTGTCAGAGAAGAAGCTGATATTGATCGCATTGCACATTCCTTATTCTCGATGTTTGGAGCGGCTGAAACAAATTATGGAGGTGTATAGGTATGTCAAAATTCGTTAGCGGTATAGGGCGTGCCTTATCGCTCTTATCGTTTGCATTTGGTAACAACGCAAGGGAATTACCAACTATTATTATTTCACAAGATGAGGAAAGGCTTGTATTGCCTGTTACTCCTGTTAAATATGAAGTTGGTAACGAACAAGACAATAAAACTGTCGATATTACTCAAATTGGTGAGGTTCTATTATTCGGGAACTCTAAGCTCAAAACATTGTCATTTGAAGGCTTTTTACCAGCAAAAAAATATCCGTTTATTGTAGGGGATAATCGAAAACCTATTGAGATTATTAATCTTATAGAAAAGTGGAAACTATCAAAGAAACCTGTTAGGGTCATCATAAGTGATGGCCCTATTAATTTGATGATGGGAATTCAGTCATTCCCCTACAAGAAACAGGAAAATACAGGAGATATGTATTACACACTAACATTTAAAGAGTACAAAGACCTTAATACATCTGCTACTGATGATAATAAACCAGTTGACGATATTACAGGTCTAAAAGATAGACCTACAGTCACGCATAAACTTAAAACAGCAACGTTATTTAGTAAAGGTTCTGATGTATTAGATGCAGCCAAAAAAGCATATGGTAATTATCGTCATTATGAACGCATTATCCAATCGAACGACTTAAAGAGCTTAGCTATTAATAATCTTAGCCAGCTTAGAAAGTTGAAGGTGAAATAATATGATTATCAAACACATTGGCACTAAAACAGTAAAAGATAAAAAGACTGGCCAAAAAACGGAAGTACCTATTGAAAATGATATTACGCATTTAGTTGAGCGTATTACCTGGTCTGGTTCTCGTATTCAAGCAGCTAGAAAACTTGAATTTGTATTAGTGCAGGAACCACGAGATCCAAACTGGTCCATCTATGCGGTGAGTATTGGTGAAACAATTAAAGGGTACTCAGAAGATGGTGATGTACAATTTGTTGGCAATATATATACCACCGAACGCAAAACATCGGCATCACGAATTACAGTAACATGTTATGACAACATGTTCATATTGAGTAAATCAAAGACTACTCGTAAATTCACCAATATGACAGCAGAGGATATCGCAAAGGCTGTATGCAAGGAAATGGGTATTAAAGTAGGTAAACTTGCTGAAACCAAAGAAAAAATTACTTTTATTGCTAACAACAAGTCAGGGTATCAAATCATACTTATAGCTTATACAGAAGCAGCTAAAAAGACCAACAAAAAATATCAAGCTATGATGGAGGGCGACGAGCTCGATGTCATAGAGAAAGGTTCATTGATTGAGGGGCTAGTAATAGACCAATATAGGAATATTACCGACTCATCATTTAAAGAATCTATTGAAAATATGATTAATAAAGTCATGATTGTTGATGACAAAGGCAATTTTGTTAGATATGAAAGTAAAGACGACCAAATTCAACGATATTCTATGATACAAGCTGTTTACAAGGAAAGTAAAAACAAAAATACGGCTGAAGAAGTAAATAGTATATTTAAAGTGCCAGAAAGGACAGGCGTGATTGATTGTTTAGGCGATTATGCTGCTTTATCCTCGTATTCTGTTGAAATTAGAGATGTGATTACAGAGTTAAGTGGCAAGTTCTGGATCAAGAGTGATACTCATGATTTTAAAAATGGGCAACATACCATGAAACTCGAGATTGAATTTGAAAATCTTATGAGTAAAGAAAAGGTCGATAATTCTTCGGAAGAAAAGAGAGCGCAATAAGAAAGGTAGAAATTTATATGTTAAATGATATCCCTAGTGCAGCACATTCGATGGCGAAAATGGTGGATACAATCCATGGTATCGCCAAAGGTGAACAACCTATGGGTATGCGAATTGGTGTAGTAACATCACCATTTCCTGATTTAGTTATTCGCGTTGATAATATTGATATTACCAATGAACAGATATATTTGAACGATTATTGGAAACCAGGTCATCATCGTGAAGCTAAAGGCCATATTATAAGCGAAACGCAACCTCGTTCTGGTGGTGGTGGATATGCAGAGTTTGCTAGTCATACTCATGCTATCCACAATGATTACACAGATACAATTAATATGACAGATACCTTGCGAGTGGGTGATGAAGTAACCGTATTCCCAGTATATGGACAAGGAGAACAACTTTATTACATCGATCAAAAGGTGGTGAAACTATGAGCGAAGAATATCCTTTTGCAGGGTTAACTCGTACAGTCGAGGCTAGTAAGAGTGATTTACCATTATTCCGTGAATATGAATGGGACTTTAAAAATGATACATTTAAATATAATTCAGGTGGCAATCGAATTATATTAGAGGGAGATGCCGCATTAAAAGTTTGGGTGTACAAAGCACTTAAAACTGAACGGAACCAGTATCTGGCCTATTCAGCTCGTTATGGTATTGAGTTAAAGCCGTTTATAGGTAAAGTTATGAGCGTAGGTGAACGCTATTCGGAACTTAAACGGGTGATTATAGAGTGCCTTATGGTAAATCCATATATAAAGTCGATTGATAGTATCGAGTTTACTGCGAATGGAGATAAAGTTGATTGTCAAATTGAATTAACTACGATATATGGAGGTATTAATATTAATGTTTAATATTCCAACATCAGATGAAATTTTAAAAAGCCTCCAGTTGCAATCGCAATTACCTATGAGTAAGTTTGAGGGTACATTTGAGTATGATGTATTCTCATCTAATGCAATTGAGTTTATGAAAACATATGTCGAATTAGGAGAATTATACAAAGTTGCATTTGCTGATACGTCATATGGTGATTTTTTAACTATGCGCGCTAAAGAGGCAGGTATAGTACGAAAGAAAGCAACGCATGCAGCTGGAGTTGTAACAGTTAAAGGGCATGGTGTATTACCACAGGGAAGTCAATTCTCTACGGCTGATGGGGTGCTATTTGAAACACTTGAAACCGTAACGATTAATAGTAGTCAAGATGTTACTGTGCAAGCTGTTGAAACCGGCAATATTGGCAATGTAGCGCCCAATACAATTAATACAATTCCTATGTCAATTCCCGGTATTAATAGCGTTACTAACAAAAAACCAATAAAAGATGGGTTTGAAGAAGAAAATGATGATAATTTACGTGAACGATATTTGTTGCATGTTCGGTATCCGGGTACATCAGGTAATAAGATGCACTATTATGAGTGGGCTATGTCTGTTCCTGGTGTTGGTGGTGCAAAAATTATACCCACGTGGAATGGTCCCGGTACAGTCAAGGTTATTATTATCAATTCTGAATTTAAACAAGCTTCTACAGAACTTATTAGATTAGTGCGAGATTACATTGAAAGCGTTCGTCCTATGGGGGCTATGGTAACTGTAGTTAGCGCAGTACCTAAAGTAATTAATGTAACCGCTACTATAGAGGGTAAAAATTTTGCTTTAGACAAATTTAAAAAGATGATGGCCAACTATTTAATAGATCTTGAAAAATCAGTTATTAATGATAGTGCAAGTAGTAAATTATCGATTGCAAAAGTGGGTAGTTTTATTATTGACGCAGGAGCTATCGACTATCAGAATTTGCGAATTAATAATAATGATAAAAGTATTGTTATTAATAATGAAGATTTGCCGACATTGGGCGAGGTGAATATGTAATGATATTTGAATTATTGAGAACGTATAAAATTGATGTTCTCCGTTATTTGCCTAAGTTCTTAAAAAATGATGGTTCTTTTAAAGGCATTGAAGATACTTTAAGTGAAGAACACGAGAAGCAAAGGCTTTTGATTATCGATATATGTAAACAGTTATTTGTCGAAAGTGCTACGTGGGGGCTTGATGATTGGGAGCGTGTGTACGGAGTTACTACCAATAAGTATTTAACAATAAGACAACGTAGGGCAAATCTTCTTACTAAAATTCGAGGTACTAAAACAATTACTGTCAAACAGTTAGAAGCAATCATTAATGAATCAGTGCCAGTGTGTGGGGCTCATGTATTAGAAAATACGAAACCTAATGAATTTAAAATTACATTAGATGTAGCTGTTTATATCGAAAAAATACGAGAGCTAGTAGAACAATATAAGCCAGCTCATTTGACGTATGTTGTAGCGGAACTGTATCAAGGTTGTACTGATATATATATAGGCGGCATTGTTACCGTTCTTGAAAAACAAAAAATACAATATGCGAAGAATGATAACACTATTACATGTTCTGATCACATTAATGTTGGTATGACAGTGATTAATTATGACAAAATTAAAATATATGGAGGCAATCGATGAGTGATTATGGAAAAATCATAACGACTAATAGCGGTCGCAACATGCTATTAGAATCAATTAAAACAAAAACACCAGTTATATTTACAAAAATTTCTATCGGAGACGGGGTATTGAGTAATGAATCGATAGAAACATTAACACAGTTAAAGCACTCACTGCTAGATGGCGGTGTACCACAAGTGAATACATTAGGAAATGGTGAGATTGAAGCCATATCTACAATTGATAATAGCAATGTAACAATTGGTTTTTTTGCACGGGAATTAGGGTTGTTTGCAAAACTCGGTGACGAAGGCAAAGAACAACTATTTGCATATACTAATGCAGGCTCTAATGCAAGTTATATTCCGCCAAACACCAGTATTGACGAGAAAATGATGGGAATTCAATTAGCCGTAGGTGATGCAAATGTTACGGTAAATGCTAAAAGCCATATGTACATTACTAATGAACAACTAGAATCAGAAATTACTAAGCACAACACAGACACAAGCGCTCATGATAATCGTTTCAAAGCACTAGAGCAAACGACACAATCACTCACTAGCAAAGTGAACGGTACGCTTGATAAAAAGTACGATAAGACGGGTGGTGTGTTGAGTGGTGATATTATACTAACTGGCGAAAGTGGAATTAAAAGAGATAATAATAGTTATTATTTATCTATATCAAGCAGTAACAGAGATGACGGAGCTAATATCGGTTTAGTAAGTGGCGAATTTTCAGATGAAGATAAAGCAGGAGCGTTTCTTATCGAAGCTAAAAATAATAGCACATCTAAATCCCTAGTGGGCAAGCCAGACGGCACATTAAAATGGGACGACGACGAAATCATCAGACAAAGCATGCTTGCGAAAACAGACACTACAAGTTCATTATCACAAGCACCGACGTTACAACTAGTTAAATCACTATTGAGCGGATTGAATATCAAAAGTGGTCAAGATGTGCTACAGGCGTTAGGAACTGAAACATTACAAAGCTTGGGCGTAAAATATGATTTTAGTAATGAGAAAGCTTGGTATATATGCCTTGGCAAATTATTCGGTGGACTAATTATACAAGGGGGAATTTTTTCTGGTGCTATACCGTTCCCACATACAAGAAGCTTTACGAAGCTTTGGGAGTGCTATAGCTCTTTATTTTTTTATTGTTTTGATATCATTCCATTTCAAAACAATAATAGCTTCTACAAATTTCGTGTATTTAGACCGAAATATATTGTTGATTTGTCTGTCTATTTCTAAATTATCTAGAGGTGTTTGATCCAAATATAATATAAAATGATTTGCTTGTCCTTTTCCATCTCTTATCATATCAAAAATAGTCGACTTTCTGCACCTGTTGATGTTTTTAAATCATAAGGAATTTTGTTGATATAAAAATCTGGTTTTCTAACGTTCTGCGGAATAACACCCCTAGGAACTAATTCTACTATCGCATTCAGTTCTTTTGAAAATATCAGAAACTCTTTTCTCTTTAACAATATGATCAAGAAATACGTGGTTTCCATCAACTCTATATACAAAGCCGTCAACAGTTACTTCATTTAATTCAACAGCTTTTGGCACTTTTATTCTACTTTCAAACGTTTTAGTATTATACCCTCTAGCCTTAGCAGTCCAACTTTTCCCCGTTTCTACTGCTTTACCACCATGCACGCCGAGCAATCGTTCACGCTTATGATTAGTCGTGCCATTTAAATATTCTAGCCCCCCTTCTTCAATGCGTTCTTTAGGTACTTCTCTTTTGTTTACCTTCTTGTAATTAAAATTCTCGTTACGCTTAATTTTCGTGAGCCACACCTCACGTTACAGTCTTGTTCTTTTTCGCCTGCAATACTAAAAAGGCAATATAAAAAGCCCTGCACTAGGTACAAAGCTTTGTTATTAAATTATGTATCATAGAAAATATATAGAATCAAACACGCAATAATTATAAATATGATGATTCCCACTATAATCATTGGCAACCATAAAAACCACAATGGCAGCTGCAACTCATATATCCTATTAATGATTAAAAATAATATCTGTAGCAATAGTAGCTTCATATAACTTACTCCTAAATGTGTATAAAAAAACCACCTACCTAAGTAAGTGATTAATTAATGTTTTTCATGTAAAGGCCTTACATATAAATTTCTATCTGGTTTCGGTAATCCTTTTTCTTGCGCCATTTTACAATATAATTCAAATTCTTCTTCTGTCTTTCTTATATTTGGAACATGTCTTAAATAAGAAAAAATTTTTCCTTTTTCACTTTTTGTTATATTTTCACCATTATTTGCTCTTGAAATTAAATCTCTAAAGGCTTCTTTTGACTTTATATATTTTTCTTTCAATATTTCATTTTCATTCATTTTCAACACCTCCAAACTAATTTTACCTTTTCCCATTTTTTCTATTTTATACTTAACTTTATTCGACAATAGTAATTCATATTCATTAACAATATAATTACCGTCTTTATAATCCGTATTACTACCGACATACAAAGCTTTTGAATTTTTAGGGACTTTTATTTCTAATAAAACACCCTTATGCCCATCTTCATCATATTCTATAACATCATCAGCGAATACTTTAACTTGTTCATAATCTAAACTTGTTGAATAAAAAACTTTCCCCTCAAATACATCTCCAACTTTATAAGTTTTATAATATTTCTCATTTGTTCCTCTATATGTTATTATATCGTCTTTTAATATAAATTTGTTTATTGCATCATTTACCCCCTTTTCATAAAAGATTTTTCTTCTGCAGCTAAACTACTATTTATTGGTATGTATCCGCCTTGAGTAACTTCTCTTTCTTTTTTATTCAATTTGTTATAAACTTCATCACTTTGTCTTTGAAGCTCTTTTACTTTTTCAGCATCAGCAATCTTATAATCTTTTTCTTTTATTTTACCATTTTTTATTCTACTTTCAAAAGTTTTAGTGTTATACCCTCTAGCTTTTTGTGTCCAAGATACTCCATCCTCTACAGCTTTAGCCCCATGCACACCAAGTAATCGTTTACGCTTATGATTAGTAGTGCATTTAAATATTCTAGACCGCCTTCTTCAATTCGTTCTTTAGGAACTTCTTTTTTATTTACCTCCTTGTAATTAAAATTCTCGTTACGCTTAATTTTCGTGAGCCACACCTCACGTTACAGTCTTGTTCTTTTTCGCCTGCAATACTAAAAAGGCAATATAAAAAGCCCTGCACTAGGTACAAGGCTTTGTTATTAAATTAATCATAGAAAATATATAGAATCAAATATGCAATAAATATAAATATGATGATTCCCGCTATAATCATCGTTAAGCACCACCCCCACGATGGCATTTGCAACTCAGATGAATGGTTAGTACTTAACAATAACGTCTGTAGTAATAGTAGCTTCATAACACTTACTCCTAAATGTGTGCATAAAAAAACCACCTACCTAAGTAAGTGGTTTTCATGCTTCTCGGTGGGTGTCGCTTACCCCACATCTCAATCCTATTTCTAGTTGTGTAGATGCCACAAATTTTCTACCTCGAGAAGCCTTTGTGTATATATGCATATTATACATCACTTTCCTCCTTTTTGTAAATAAATTGCCTTGACTTTTTGTATCTTTTATACCTTTTTTCATTAATTCTATTTAATGTAATTATTGAATTTTGAAATTCATCGCTCATACCTTCATCTTTTAACCTTATAACCACTTGATACATATGTCCTTTACTATTCCTCGTCATATATACTAAAGTATGCAGTTTATTACCTATCATAATAGAATCTGGGGATCTCACCATGTTTGATATATCTTTTATTGCATCTTCATAATCATTAGGATGTCTTTCTTTGATATGGATAATACTCTTATCTATCAACACAAGATTTTTAGTTAAAAGTTTAAAATCGCTATTCTTGAGTAAAGTTTCATCTATTTGTGCTATATCAATAGCATTATTCCTCTTAACCTTAACACCTTTCACGTCCTCTTTCAATTGTTTGTAATTTATTTTAGGCATCCGTGTCTCAAAATTCCCATTATTCCACTCTCTAGCTTTTTTGTCCATGATACCCCTTCCTCTACTGATTTAGCCCCATGCACTCCAAGCAATCGTTCACGCTTATGATTAGTAGTGCCATTTAAATATTCTAGACCGCCTTCTTCAATACGTTCTTTCGGTACTTCTTTTTTATTTACCTCCTTATAATTAAAATTCTCGTTACGCTTACTTTTCGTGAGCCACACCTCACGTTAGAGTCTTGTTCTTTTCGCCTGCAATACTAAAAATGTAATATAAAAAGCCTGCACTGGGTACAAGGCTTTGTTATTAAATTATTTACCACACAAAATATATAGAATCAAACACACAATAAGTATAAATATGATGATTCCCACTATAATCATTGGCAACCATAAAAACCACAATGGCAGCTGCAACTCAAATATCCTGTTAATAATTAAAAATAATACTTGTAGAAATAGCAACTTCATAGCACTTAGTCCTATTGAAAAAATAAAAAAAATAAGATATAGTTTAAGTACTAAAAGAGCACTTGGCCTTTTCCCTGTTGAAGGTTTCCTTCTGGAAGAGGTGCAAGTGTTCTTTTCTATTTCCGTATTTTTATTTCAATGATTTTAGCAGCTTTCATTATAATTACCATATATAGATGCCTTGATGATGCTTTCCATTGATACGCTACTATGTCATCATCATTATATGTGCCTATAAATTCCTCATATAAAATACGTAATTTTTTCTTTTGATTGTATCACAAATAATATTCTTACATTGCTACTAAACTTTTTAATTCAAACATTCATATATAAAATCTAAAAGTTGTAATGTAAAAGGATTAATTGTGCTACTGTATTCTAACGTTTCGCTCTATACAGTAAAAGAACCACCTTATTAGGCGGTTCTTTTACTTATTAGTTCACTACATAGTTTAATAGAAAATTTATATCGTATTCTTGTATCTCTATATAGAATATCTAATGACTACCTGCTATTACTAATTCTTCTAGAAATATCATAGTTGTGTAATAATAAATTATTTATTTATATTATAGAAAACATCCGTTCCATGATATTCAGCTGTTTCTGCTAGCATATCTTCAATGCGAAGTAATTGATTATATTTAGCCACTCGTTCACTTCGAGCTGGCGCACCAGTTTTAATTTGACCAGCATTAACTGCTACGGCAATATCTGCAATAATAGAATCTTCCGTTTCTCCAGAACGATGAGAAATAATACATGTATATCCAGCACGTTTAGCCATTTCAATCGCATTAAATGCTTCGGTTAATGTTCCGATCTGGTTAACTTTTACTAAAATAGCATTAGCTGCACCTAATGCAATACCTTTAGCAAGTCGCTCAGTATTAGTAACAAATAAATCATCACCCACCAATTGAACTGTATCTCCAATTCGTTCAGTAAGTCGTTTCCAACCTTCCCAGTCTTCTTCAGCTAAACCATCTTCAATAGAAATAATAGGGTATTTCTTGCAAAGTGATTCATACATATCAATCATTTCATCTGAAGTTTTAATAACGCCTTCACCAGCTAAATTATAAGTGCCATTTTCATAGAACTCAGAAGACGCAGCATCAATGGCTAACATAAAGTCCTTACCTGGTTCAAATCCTGCTTGCCTGATCGCTTCACAAATAATTTGTAAAGCTTCTTCATTAGATGATAAATTAGGTGCAAATCCCCCTTCGTCACCAACTGACGTAGCTAAGTTCTTTGATTTTAATACTGCCTTTAATGTATGATACACTTCTGCACAATTACATAGGCAATCAGAAAATGATGCTGCACCGACAGGCATAATCATAAATTCTTGAATATCTACATTATTATCTGCATGAGCACCACCATTCAAAATATTCATCATAGGTACAGGAAGCTCTTTTGCATTAGGTCCTCCCATATATTGAAATAATGGTAAATCATACGATTCTGCAGCAGCACGAGCTACTGCCATAGAAACGCCTAAAATTGCATTGGCTCCAAGATTTGCTTTATTAGGTGTACCATCTAATTCGCACATAATCTTATCAATAGCCACTTGTTCAGATGCATCATAGCCTTCAATGGCAGGAGCGATAATTTCATTTACATTAGCGACCGCTTTTAGCACACCTTTACCATTATAACGTGTGCCACCGTCACGTAATTCAACAGCTTCAAACATACCGGTGGATGCCCCAGATGGGACTGCTGCTCGTCCAATAGTGCCATCTTCTAAATACACTTCAACTTCTACAGTAGGGTTTCCTCTAGAATCCATAATTTCTCTTGCGTATACATCAATAATAGCTGCCAT